ATGTTTAGAATCACCATTTAAATCATCTTCTTGCAAATGAAGTTGAATTACATCATCTGCTCCTGGTCCTTGCTCAATTATCGCCTTCTGGTCATTTTCATTAAATAAATGTAATTGTTTCCACATACTCATAATTATTACCTATTGATCATTTGAAAATTCTAATGGAAGTAATTCAAATCCCATACCGGTTGAAATATAATAACTACCTTTATCAGTTACGTTATCGCTATCCAACCGAACTACACAACCTGCTGAAAAAGAACTGAATCCTACATTTAATTCTCCATTTCTAATCTTTTCAGTAATTTTTTCAGGATAAGAACCAACATTGTGAGAAGTAACTACCCAATTAAAAAGTTCTTCATTGGAACGCCCAATAAATTTGGTTTCCGAAACTTTTTCATAATGTTCAATGGAAGGTTCAATTGGCTCACGTCCCAAAAATTCTCCATTTTCATCATAATTACGTTTATCAATCTTACCAGTGAATCCGTAATCAAAAGGAGAAATGTTTTTGTGAGGATAGAAAACACTAACTTTTTTCATAACTTTGTTTATTTGGTTATCATCAATTATCTGATCAGATCTTACGAAATATTATATACAATGTCAAATTTATTTTTAAGAAACTGCATTATTTATTTCTCTAACCATTTCAAAATCAAATCCCTTATCAGAACGATAATAAGGAAAATTAATAAATTCATCATTTTTCATTGCAGATTCATATAACCAACTTTCCAATTTATCTAAATCAATATTAAACCTTGCTTCAACCCATGCTCCTATTTTCCACAATTCATCTTCATACCCCGCCCAAATAAATTTTCCGCATTCACCTGAGCCATCCATTAATTCTGCTAATCTCAACGATTCATGCAAATCTTCATATTCTTTTCGGATAAGTTCAACAGCAGGCCTGAACATATTTTTTGAATTTAATTCAGGTGGATTTCCTACCACAATAGGTAAATTTTCTGAGGTTTGATTCAAATTCATAATTTATTGATTAGGTTATCACTCATTATCAGATCATAAAATATGGAAAATATATGAGAATGTCAAGCACAATTTTTAAGTTTTTCAATATATTTTTCCGTATCAATATTAACACCACAGTATTTATAATAATTCTTTTTTTGTAATATCCGTTTTGTGATACGTTCAATTATGATACTATAATCACCTACACCAGGTTCCCAATCATTATAATACTTATCAGGAAATGTGTTATTAAATTCCGCCACAACATCAAACCCCCTACAAATTGCTTCTAAGCGGATATCATTAAAACGTTTGTGTAGATATAACCCTTTATCATAGAAGAACTTTACATGCCCTTTTCCTAATCGAAATGAGCTAGGAATATCAAATATCCCACGCCTACCATTTAATGATTTTTTAAATTGACCAGCGAGTTGATTAATTTCTTTTAATTCTGCAATTAAATGCTGGTCTGTTAATTCAGATGGGTCTACTAAATTTATACGAGTCATATAATGAAGTTAATTATAATTAATTTAAAATAATATAATCAATTAATTTATAAATTCCAAATAAAAAAGGGAAGTATTTCTACTTCCCCATTTCTCCCTCTTCTAACCAACTTTTCTTTTTTAGTGCGAACAATCACTACATGCTTCACCTTCACCACAACTACACCCCGAATTTCCTACAGATATAGAACCAAATTGAGGTTCATTGTGTCCACAATCGATATGAGCATCACTAGCATATATATAACCAGATGATGTCCCATCAACTTGAAGTGAAAAACCCCCACTATCTAAAAATTTTCAACTCTAAGAACTTTCACATTCCAATTCAATTCAGAATCATCTAAAAAATCCTTCAATAAAGTTGCTTTTGCTCTATCTTCTGATGTCTCAACTACATACTGTGGTTCCTTGACTTCCACAACTACATAATTTTCGTCTTTTGCAAATGCAACTAATTCGAATAATTTTTTACTATTATTGCTTCCGCATCCAAATGTTATATTTCCCATAACTTATTTTTCCTCTTGTTTATTTTTGTTTAAAAATTTAATAAATTCATTAAGACTTTTTTCATATAAAACTATCTGATCATGATACATTTCTCCACCAAATATTAATCTAAGAGCATATTTCAATTTCCACCAATATGATAATTTATACTTTCTATATATAGCTACATCAACCATATCATTTTTATAATCGTTTGTAACTACTAAAGTTTCATTACCACATCCGCAATGAAATTCTTTACTTTCCCTTACTATCGACATTTTGTGTATCTTCATCTTTTTTAAATGCTTTTTTGAATCTACGTTCCCATTCTTCATAACTAATAGACATGGGGCGTCTATCTCCATCTTTACCGTTTTGACCAGATTTTCTATCCTTCTCCATTATTCATCAAATGAAGTTTTTCCTTCCTCAATAGAATCTTCCTCTTCTTCGGGCTGTGAACCTAACTCTAATCCACATGCCGCACATACCATAGTTTGTAACTGAACATGTCTATCTTCTGCTTCGCCTGTTAACAATTTACTCAATCGTTTAAATCTAAATGCAGGAATAAATAATTGACCACCACATCTAGCACACCCTACATCAGGTGCATCCATTACATCTTGTCGAGTAACTTGTGGTTGAGAAGGTTGACCTTTTTGTTGTTGTTCTTTTTGAAATTTACTTAAATCGTGTATATCTGCCATAATGTTATTTTTGTATTTTATTTTTTAATTTATTATAAATTTCTTCTCCGCTATATCCATTAATTACTATTTTACTTTTACCATTGGAATAAATTATTTCCATATAACCATTATTTTTCTTTCTTCCACTAATAAGTTGATAATTTTCACAATCCCAATATTTAGCATCTATTAATTCATTCATAAAATTTAAATTTAGTATTCTCTTTTAATCGTTTTCCATTACAATGCCTGGAAACAGTACATTGATTAATTCCAAAATATTGTGCAGCATCATAAGTAGAATTAAATATTTTTCCTGAACGTATATGAATCACTTTTTTTCTTATTTTATTTAATGTACTTTTTTTATGAGTTCTACCAACCCAAGGATGTTTATTATTTTTATAATATTTTTTCATTCTAATACTATGTTCTTTTTTTGTTTCATCCGAATGATGTTTCCCCTCCATTGGATTACCATGTATTTCAATCCATTTTTTAACAGATTTACTTATTTTTTCTTTAGTTGATTTTATATGCTTATTACCTAAATGAGATTTTCTTATTTTATTTTTTGTTTCATCAGAATGTTTTCTTCCATTCATTGAAAAACTTCCATTGGGTCTGTGATAATTTTCATTCAATGGATTGTTCCAATATTGTTGAATTAATTCATCTTCGTAATCAAAAGCATCTTCTCTTGTTTTAAAATCAGATTTAATAATTTCCTTTTCCAATCTATTTTCATTTATTGGTTCCCAAGTTTTATATGAACCCATGTAATTATCATCTTTGGGTTCACATTCACATTGTCTACTTCCAATATAAAATTGTTTTGTCTCTGGGTCTGTTATTTTATATACATAAAAATACATTACCCTATTGTTTCTAAAATTTTAATTACCAATGCCATTGCATTAATTTCCTTGTCCACTACAAAACTATCTTTATATGATGCTTCATTTATATGTAAAATAATTTCTGCTTTATGTCCTTTCCCATATTCATCTATTTTCTCATACAATACTTTGAATAAATCATTGTAATTTGATTTTCCTTCATCCAATAATAATTGCCGAATATTTGTAAATCTATTTTTAACACTATCATTGGATGATAACATTTCTACAATTTTTTCATCTACTTCCGAAACTCCTAATGTATCATCATCCAATACAATTTCACTACCACGAATGTTTGCTTGTAAAACTCCCTGCATTCGGCGAATATCCGGATAATTTTTATTTACCACAACTTTCAATGCTTCCAACTCAATATTTAATCCTTCTTCTTTTACAATATGCATCAATCGTTTTGCAATATCTTTTTTGGAAGGAGGTTCAATCTTAAAAGATTGACATCTACTTTTAATTGCAGGAATTATTTTATCAGGATAATTACAAGTTAAAATAAATCTTGTTCTATCTGCAAATGTTTCCATCAAATTACGTAATATTGCTTGAGCATTTGGAGACATATAATCACAATTATGTGTAAGTGTATCGCTTTCTCCTATAAAAAAGTTATGATTTCCTTCTACTGATAAATCATACACTTTTCGCTTTTCTTCTTTTTTCTTTATAGATTTTATCTTAATCTTTTCCATCAATACCTTCTAATAACTTATTTAATTGCTCTTTATTATTTCCTTCAAATTTATTTAAATCAATATGTTCTAATATATTAAATTCATTTATCCACTTAAAAGTATAATCATTTTCTTTACAATATTCAATTATTTTATCCATTTTGTGAGACTGTTTCAAATAATATTTTTTTGGCTTTATTTCATATAAAATATTTTCATATTCATCAAAAAAATCAGCTATATATGTTTTTTCATTACCATATTTATCAACATAAGGTATTCTTATTTTTTCATATTTCAATCTCTGATTACAATACCAAAAACAAGCTTCCCAACTACTTCTAAACTTTTTAACACCATTATCTAACTGAATGATTGCATCCCAGTGTGTAAATGTATTTGATATATTTGGTGTAAAATTTCCATTTTTTATTTTTTCTTTCATTATCTTAGACTGAATTTTCGCGGTTTCTTTTATTTGCTGAAGTCCTTCATCAGTCTTAAAATATTCCTTTAATGATTTACTTATTTTCTTGCCATTTGCTTTAGCGACCTTTTTACCTTTATCTGTATTATAAAATTTCTTTTTCGCTTCACTTATTTTTTTACCAACACAGTCAGGTCTATTACTTTTTATCCAAACTTTATTTTCAACACAATTTGGACAATATTTTCCATTTTTTTGTTTCGAATAAAATTCATCATTACAATATTCACACTGTAATAGATAACCGTTATCTATACAATCCTTACACCTTAGCTGATTTGGGGTTCCCTTAAAATCATCACCACATTGTTGACAAATATGTTCTTTTTCAACATAACCACCAAGCCCATTTTCAATAGCATGTTTTCTTAATTTTTCTTTAGTAGATTTATTCACAATATAAATGTTTTGTTTATCATCTATATATAAATATAATCTACTTGAAAAATATTAGTCATTTATTCTCATTGTGGTGATAAAATGTGATTATATTTATGCAAATCAATTGTTTTAACAACCTCAACGTTACCGTCTGGTTCTTCTACATACCATTTGTGGTCGCCAGTACAAACCACCACTTCACCATTTTCTAATTCTATTTCATAAACATCTTGCTTTCCTTTATCCCATAAATAAAAAGGTCTATATTCAATTTTATCATTATCTACATTATATGATTTAACTAAATCATTATGTTCATCCACATCTTTTATTGGAACTTTTATATCATCGCCATCTCTTAAAATAGTCACTAATGTATTTTCATCCAAACATTCATCCAATACAATAATTTTCCATTTACTAAACCCTACAGTAGATGCAAATCCTTTAATTTTATCTCTTACTGTATCAACACTATTTTCATCCGATGCGTTTATGTAGATATCATCACAATCAATGTTGTTAACTAATATTTTTGCCATTGTTGTTTTCCCCGTTCCTGCTTTTCCATGAAACAGTAGATGAGGAATTTCATCTTTTTCTATCCAATCCGCAAACTTTTCTTTAATTCGTTCATTGCCCACATATTCATCTAATGATTGTGGTCTATATTTTTCTATAAATAAATTCATTTACTATCTTTAAATCTAATTTTTCCTGTTTTGTTATCCAACCAAACTATTCCTGGTTTACCATTTTTAAATTCTTCTTCTGTTAATTCCTTAACAGAACCACTGCTCACTGTAATAGTAGTATAATATTTTTTATTAATGTTCTTCAAGATATTTAATCAATTCTTCTTTCATTTCTGCCATAATTTCATCAATTGTCGCTCCTTCATCTGTAGCAACTTCTACTTTAAAATCGTAACTTAATCTTTTAATAGGTTGATAATTTTCTTTATCTATAATATCTTCAACCTCTAATTTCTTTATATATTTCATTATCTACCTACTTCTTTTAACCGTTTGTCTCTGAAATCTTCCCAACTAGTTCCAATCCCATCAGCATAAAATAAAACTTCATCTTTTATTCTATCCTGCTTTAATAATTTTTTATATCTGCGTTTTGCTTTACGTTTCCACCATTTATCTATATATTCAACATCTTCTTTAAACTTTGTTTTCATATTAAGTTCATCTTCCGAAATTTCCCTTCTAAGGAACTCTGGCCCATTATGATACATCATAGCTAAATAAACTCCACGTTTAAAACCATGATTATATTGAGAATGTTTTATATTACATTCACTGAATATTTTAGATAAAATCTTTTGTTTAATCCCACTAACTGGCCCAGAAGGTCCGTCTCCTGTACCCATATTTTCACCATTCCGAATTCGTTCTTGCACAATTTTTTCTTCATACCATTCAGAACGATTTTCTTTCAACCATTGATGCCAAGGTTCGTAAAACTTATCATCAGGTTTAATATTTATTTTACCTTTTGATGTCCCCAATGTTTTGTAATGAGGAATACCATTATACATAGAATGTATTCCATACAATGAAGTAGTTTCAATAGCTATTAACTTATCTCCATAATAATTTTCCCAATGATCTCTGAACTTTTTAGTAGTTAACATCATTGCTGCAAGTTTACCACCTAAGAAATTATATCCCAAAGGTTGAGTTCCCATGATAGTTGTTCCAATTGCTGTATGATTCAGCATATTGTGTTTAAATCTATCATCTCTACTCCATCCTATATAATTATCTCTAACTCCCAATGCAGTGATATCCGAACCCAAACATAACATTCCTAATATTTTACCACTGTTTTCATCTTTAACAAATGCTTTTACATTTCTTCCTGGATTAGCAGTGAATTCCATAGTATGAGTTAACCTTCTTATAGCTATCCATTCACTAGCTGTATCTTCATCAACTAATTCCACATACGGATGTAAGTTTTCCAACTCTTTCAGAGTTTGTTCTTCATCATAGATATCTTTAGGTTGCCAAATTTTATCATAATAACGAACAATATTATATTTATCCGCTATCATTGATGGTTCATTTAACTCAACCCACTTTTTATAAAGTGTTTGTTCTTCAACACTCATATTATATAGATAATCCATATTATCTATAAGTTTTTGCTTCTCCTTCTCAAAATCGAATTCTTCTGGAGCACCTTCTGTATCCCAAAATTCCATATTTATTTGGATTCTACAATATAATATTTGCTTTCAAATTCTCCATCTTCAAACTGAATTCTACATAATCCATTAGTAGAAATTTCCATTGATGATTTTTCAGAATTTTTATTTGCATCTAAAATTGCTTTCAAATAATCTGCATTAAATGAAATTGGAGAAACATCTCCACTAACATCTGCATCTACTTCAATAGAAATTCTATTTGAATTAATTGATGAATACCCCAATACAATTTTAGATTCATCATTTTCAGATATAAAAGTAAATGTTTTTACATCTTTCAATGCTTTTTTGGATTTGCTAAAAGTATCAATGAAATCACCATTAATATTGATTTTAACATCAAAATCAGGAAGTGTTTTCAAATCAGGCACTTTAGGTATAACAGATGCTTCTGCCAGCATATATTGAACTTTCGTTTTAGAATCTTCAAAAACCAATGATTCTTTAGTTGAATCAATCTCAATATCAACATCCAATACATTTAACATGCCCTGCAATTGAGAAGTAGTATATACTCCAAAATCTCCAACTGGAAATTTATCATCATTAACAGATACTTCGCCTAGCAATGCTTTATCATCTGATATAATTCCCACAGAAAGTTTACTATCTGTAGATTGCAACATTACTGATTCTATTTCACCACCAAGTGAATATTTATCAATGAAAAGATTTAATTTATCTAAATTCATACTCTCTATATTTTATAACTTTTTTATTAATTTAATTTTTCGTTAACAGTCCTAAACTGTCGTATAATTGTTTCTATTGTTTCCCCATTATCATTTAAGATATATGCTTGTGTATTACAATATATTTTAATATCTTCATTATCTCCACATTTTCTAACCCAAATTTCTACATAAAAATTGGATAAATTACTGCTCAGATAACATTTACATTTTGGATCATTATCAAAAGATACTGGCCAATTTTGAATTTCTCTACGTGTAGTATTCCATTCTATTTCATCTACTTCAAATAATCTCCATTTACCATTACTTCCAGGAATTTTTACTTTTAAATACATAACTTTCTCTCTTACTTATATTACTAATTAACTATATTCAATATAAGTATTTTACACATTTGATTCAAAAAATTCATGTTATGCTTCATTAAATGGCCACTCAAAAAGATGTTTCCATGTCTCTCCTTTAACAATTTTTCGTATATTGGAAGGAGAAACATTAAAATTTCTTGCCATTACTTTTATATTCCTATGCCCCTTATCCCATAATGTTCTTATTTGCCTAACCTGCTGTTCTGTTAATTTAGAAGCAGGATGGTTTTCACCATATAATTTTCCCATCGTAACTATCATTTTAAAAACTAAAAAACTTTTCTGATTGTAAATTAACACCTTCAAATGATGTCCAATCCAATGCATTATAAAAATCCATTAGTTTACTTTTTAATATTCTATCAAACATTTTATCATAATCAAAATATTTTCTAATAAAATCAATAACTTCTTCGGGATCTCCACTACCTTTCAATCCTATTGATTCAAATCCATATGGATTTTCTTTTAAATATGCCCATACAATTTTTTCACCATTTCTGATAGGTTCATATTTATTATCCAATTTTTTTATTTTAAGAAAATCATTATAATAAATTGCTGATTTTACATGAGCAGGTGTTCCTTTTTTCACAGTACCCATATTTCCATCACTTTTTCCATATTTTTTCAAACCTTTAACTCCCGTAGGTTTGCAAACATACATCAAATCCTTATTCTTTAATTCATCTTGAAATGTTACAATTTTCCTATCAATAACATCTTTCTGAACTCCATTCAATAAATCCTGTAATATTTCATTCATAAAATCTTTAAATGCTTTTGGAAAATCAGAACGCACTACATCTAATCCTTTGACATCAATATCATCAACTGTTATACCATTTTCCCAAATAATTTTTTGAACATACCGTTTCTTAGCAACCCAAATTGCCCTACGAGCAATATTTTCCTGTTTGATTTCAAACCTATGTTTTCCTTGAATATTAAACATACGTTCAGCCATTACATCATAACTTTTATTGATAAAATTTTGAACTTCTGATGCAACTTCTGATATTTTAGAACACATTAATTCTTCATCATCTGTATTAATATCAGGATACATATGTTTGATAATAGGAACGGCAGATAAAAAAGTAGAATCTGTATCAGTATAGATAACCCAATCTTTATTAGAATTCAATTTTTTATTATAATATGCATTAGCCATATTAGAACTAAATTTAATCACTTCCTGCCCTACAGATGTAACTGCTAAAGCATTATCTACATCATACCATCTCCATCCTCGTAATCCCAAACAACCATATACAGAATTAAGTAAAATCTTTTGAATATGCTGTCTTTTATTAAAAAATTCAAATTCTTCATCATTTCCAGCATTTCCATGCTTTTTCATCAATGATTTAAATTCCACTCTTTTATCAAACCAATCTCTAAGAATCGCTGGAATTACGCCATCTATATCAGTTCGATATAAAATTCCATTAGTAGATATAGTATATTCATTTTCAATTATAAACTGTTTCAGTTCATCCCTGCTCAATTCTAAAGTTTCATCAGAATCAAATCCATAAACTTCATATGTATCTTTTTTATTATTAGTAAATTCTTTAAAACTCCAATCAATAACTTTTCCTACTTTAGTTTCAGGAGATATATTCAAACTCATTATAATTGATGGATACATTGATGTCAAATCCAAATCAAATATATAATCATATCTTCCTGGCTTAGGTTCTTTTACAAATGCTCCAGCGAATCCATGCTCACTACCTTTATCAAAATTCTTATTATTAGCAACTCTATTACCGTTTCTCCTTAAATATGATATTATAGCACCTTCCAAAAATTTAGATGAATGATATATATCTTCATACTGAACATGTCCAATATGACAAATACCCGTTGCTAATTCAATAAATTTTAATTTATCTTCTAATTCTTTAACAATCTTGCAGTCAACAATATTATATTCAACGAATTTTTCAATATTATTTCTTTTTAAATCATCTAAATTACCTTCATATTCTATTTTTCCATAATCCAATTCTTCTTTACCGACTGTATCTAATCTGTAATTTGATAATTGAGTAAATGTAAAATTTTTATATATTTGAATATAATCCAAACAACTCACACCTGCTATAAAAAACCGTTCTTTGCGTTTATTCCAATATACTTTTCCTATTTGGGATAAACGATTTGCTATAGATTCATTAAATACTTTTTTCAACCTCCGATATAAATAAGGAACATCAAAAAAATCAATGCTCCATCCCGTAACAATAGTAGGTGCAATTTCTTCCCATTTATTCAGAAATTTCATTAAAAGTTCTTCTTCATTTTTACATGGAACTATATCATATTCCGAATTTATATATTCAGGCAGTTCTTCCATGCTATCTTCAATGAATATACCATATTTATCTGCTACTCCATCATAATATGCAATAGATGTTATTTCATTATTAGCTGTATCGACATCAGGCAATTCAGGTTCCATAGAAACCTCAATATCAAATACCATAAATCTTTGATATGCAGCAGGTTCGTCTGATTCACCATACAATTCCACCAATAATGCAGTTTCAGCGGGAACATCTGATTCAAAAGTTTCCATATCTTTATTCCAATATGTAACTTTTTCAGCTTTCCTGCCATCTAAAGTATTATATTCTCCATAACGGGAAGGTCGATATGCATGCTTTTTCCATTCAAAGCATTGATATCCATTTTTATCATCCCATAAATGAACATTATAATCATTATAACCCGTTCTATCTAAATAAATATTTTGATACATTAACTTAACTCTTTATTCAATTTCTTTAACATTCTTTCTTCATTCTCCGATAACTCCCAAGCTCTATTCAATGCTTGAAGTTCCAATTCTTTTCTATAGTTATCATCATCCAATATTCTATCTAATAATTTAAACAAATTTTTCCTATAAGTAAAAAATAATCCATTTGGCTGAATTTCCCTATAGCAATCTGATTCTTGAAATATCATAGGTGTCCCATTCATCATACAATCAGTAGCTGATACACTCCAACCATAATTTGATTGCCGCATTTGCATACCTACTTTACAATTTCTTAACCGTTCATAATACTTTTGCTTAGGTAATTTAGTATTATCTATCCAATCATGTTTTGGTCTACCATTTAATTGAGGAACCCATACTGTGAAATCTTGTCTTTGATTTCTATAATCTTCCATCAATTCAATAAATTTTGGATATCCTTTATAACCCGCCGCTCTGTGATTAAAAACAATAATATTTTCAGGATTTTCATCAATCATATCTTTTGATATAATATTTGATTTTTCAACACCCAAATGCCATACAGTTAATATATCATCCAATTTGTCCACTATATCGCTATTAAACCACGCTGATGCTTCTTCTAACACTCTATCTTTTTGATCTTGTGTATTGAGATAGCAGGTTTTCATTTGTAATACTCCAAGCAATTCTACTGGAATCCACCTCCATTTCATTTTTCTATCAACTGCATTAGAAGATTTCATTTCCCACCAATGACAATACCCAATTATTTCAATATCAAAATCTTTTTTATACCTACCAACTTGAGGCCAATCAGGAAGATGTGAATAAATTACATCATAATCTACATTTTTTAATATTTTATTCATATCGGGAGGATATGTTCGCATTTTAATCATATCTCCTGAAAATGGTAAAATATGCTGTTTTACATTAGATAGGTTTAATTTTCTAACAGGTGTTGGTAAAATGATATGCCAAAAATAATCACCAAAACTTTCCAATCCTTTTATATGATTATAAATTACATCTACAAAAGAATCTTTTTCAATATTTTGGGAATTTGTTATATTAGGTATAACTAAAATTTTCCGACTATTTTTATAATCAACATCCCCCCAAAATTTACTCATACTCTCTCTATAACCTTTATTTATTAAAAGAGCGGAAGGCAAGGAATTGAACCTGCATCTCCAAACTGGAATGTCTGGCGAGTTTCCCTTAACTCCTCTTCCGCAAAAATAGATCGGGAGGGCTGGAACTGCACCACCTTCTCCACACTGGTTAGTGCGGCGGGTATTCTCTTAACCCTTCTCCCGAATGTATAATCAATATAACCTAAATCTTAGGTAATTTCAATTTATTTACTAAATGCTCGAATATTTTCTGAACTGTTTCGATACCAGCATATGCCACATAATGATCTTCTGCTTCAAATTTATCAAACCCTAATTCATTCATTACTTCGGCCGTACATACAACATACCCATATTGAGAATGAAATTTTTCTACGCACACCTCCCACGCATTAAAAAAATATTTATCGAAAGAATTAAATTGAGGAGAACAAAAATTTTGTTCTGATGCAAATAAATAAAGAACATAATCACCGATTTCAATAGGAGCAAAAGGAGATTCATCATATTTAAATTCTCCTGTTTGTTCATCATAATATTCAAAAATATCATCAGATTCTTCCATCAGATAATCTTCAATCTGCAGATATTCTCTGAAATCTATCATTACACTCTCTCTATTCGTTTCTTTCATATAAATATAAAAATCCTTAAAATATTACCAATCTTTTATATAGGCATCATAGTAAGTTTGAAGCCCTTCTTCCATCTTCATATAAAATCTATCCCAATCTACATCCAATTTCAAATCTTTTGCTAATTGCTTCCCACGTTCCCATGCATCAACTTCTGTATCCCAAATAGCCAAACACAGTTCTTTTTTAGTTGCTTCTCCATCTTCTACTTTACATGCAACTTCTGCTTGATGATTATTAGGTTGGAGAGCATGCCCAACTTCATGCAAAAGAACTACCAAACCATTTTTTTCCATATTGAAATTATGATGAAGAAATATTCGATTGATAGAACGAATATAACAAGTAGATTGAGATTTCAGAACAACATCAGTTCCTTTTTCTTTCTCAATATAATCAATAACTTTTTCGAAAGGTTTCATATCTTTGAGTATTTGGTTATCATCAATCATCTACTAGATCATAACCATTTTTTTACTCAATGTCAAGTATTATTTTATTTAATTTTAATTAAAAATCTTCTTTTACAAATTTATAATTTTTACCTATATGGTCAGCAAAATTTGAAATATGATATTCATCACCTTGCTCTGAAAATATAACTATTTCGTTTGGGTCACAAAATCTTTCTTTAAATTTTTGTTCACCCATCAATGATAATCCATCAATTATTTGCTTCCAAGCAGGTTTCAAATAAATTGTAACCATACCAGTTTCTGCAACTAATTGTTTATCATAATCAATAGTTTCTTTTGTTTGATCAGGATATTGTATATAATATCTCATTCTTCTACTTCTTTAAATTCCAAAACTTCATCGGAATTATAAGATATTACCAATTTTTCTTTTCCATACCTACCGCCTTTTTCTAATTTATAAAAAGATACAAAATTTCCTTTTATTTTGTGAAAATCAGCATCAATTTCTTTGGGTTCTCTGATTTTATATAAGTTTACTTTATACATTATTCACCTTTAATTTGTTGTTCACGCCATTCTTCATAACGATCTTTTTGAGATTTCCAATCAGTATATTTTACTAATTTTGTAACTGGAAAATTTTCTTTATGCCCACGTCCTTTATCTCCTTCATACCAAATATGCTGAACCCTAACACCTTCAACATAATCTCCTTTTTCAACTCTGAAATATCCTTTTCTTCCATGAGGAGTCCGTTTGTGTTCGTAATCAATATCAGTTGCTATTGGAACTCCAACTTCTATCACTTTCATTGGATACCGTTTACTACGTTCATTTGCTTCTTTATCATCAAATTTGTAATAAACAACATCACCAACTTCCAATGGATATTCATATTCCAATCCATCTACTTCTCTAGCAAAACTATCATTCCAATAATCTACTTTTTTACTCATAATTAAACTACTTGTCCTATTTGTTTACCATTATGAAAAACTTTTCCAGTACCTTCTTCAATCATTCCCTTTTTCTTTAATTGTTCTATTTCGAACAAATAATCACTTTGAGGCTGATACATCAAAAGTTTCCCACCAAATCGTTTTTCCAATACATCAAGAAAATATTTTTCATGCTGGTCAGATTCCATAACATGTCTAGCATAATGAATCCAATTAGATATATGTTGATGGGACATTTTTTCTACTGGTATCGTAACACCTCTAAAAGTATTTACTGAATCAAACATTTTCAAATCCTTCGTCACGTTTAACATTAATTCCGATTGCTCTATTCTTATTTGGATTATCAGGATGAATATCATTAACTAAATAACGAATACCACGATTCATATTCATTATCAAACCATCATATTCAATTCCTGCTTTACGTAATTGATTAGTAGTAAACAATCGTTTATCCGAACTTCTAGCAGTTGTTAGAATAATTTTATGACCTTCACTACGTTTTTCTGTAATCCATTCAATTACACCAGGAAGAACTTTTGTTTTCTCATAACTCATTTCATCAAATGGAACATATTCTAACAATGTGCCATCAATATCTACGAAATATGTGTCTTTTTTCATTTTTTTGCTTTTTCTATTTTAGGATATTGAATCTGCGTTTCTTCAACAAATTCATTATGATAGTTAGAGTAATATTTATTATGCTTTATCTTTCCTTTCAGAATATAAATAATATTTTCTTCAATGTCAAGGACTTTTGAACCTTTGTAGTAAAATAATCTTCCATCTGAATCTACAAACTCATAAACATGCATTATTCCATATATAGTTTCAAATGAATAAGTTTTTCGGAAACGAACATAATTTTCAAATTTATCTCCTTCATTTCCAAACAACCCCTTACGTCGAAAATTTTCTTCATAGAGTTTCAATGCTTTATCTTTCAATTCATCAATGAAAATAGTTTCACCATCAAATTCAATCAAAAGATTTTGAAGTTGTTTTTTAAGAACAGGAGATTCTCGATAAGTTCCTTTAGTCTCGGACCAATACCACCGTTTGTAATCAGTATCATCTACATCAGAAAACTTCTTCTTTTTATATGTTCCAAAAAGAAAAATATTTTTATGATAATCAATCCCTAAATCTTTAGAATAAGAAGATGAGCCACGCAACGATTCATCAATTACAAAATCGTTAACATCAGGATTGTCTTTTAATTTTTGAATTGCCTTCTCTTTCTCAAAAGAAAGATTTTGATGATAATTAAAAAATTGAACGGTTTTGGTTCCATACCATTCTTCTTTTTCAATGGGTTCAGTAACTTCCCACCATGTCCAATATTTATTAGCTTTCCCAATTACATGGCCAGAAGTATGATATGAATTATATCTTTTCATAATTTCATCTTTCGATTAGTGTTATCATCAATTCAACACTAGATCTTATGAAATTATTTTATCAATGTCAAGTACTTTTTTTAACTTCTTTAAAATTATTTTTAAAATATTCTTCCGAAACTAACCATTTATCATCATGATTTTTAGGATTTCTGGCTATCATATCTCCTTTTTTTGGCGAACCATTTTCTATATCTTCATCAGATATAGAAATATGATTCTTACCATTATTATCCAAATAACCAAATGTATTGTAAAAAACAATATCATCATCAGTTACTTTTCTCATTTCTGCATGCCCAGTCCTAACATATTTTCCCCATTCATTCATTATTCTACAACCTCTTGTATTTTACTTTCTTTAGATTGTGTAATAGTCCAATCAGTATTAGGTGCTACATTATTCAAATGAGTAGTAATTTTTGCTTCCGACTCCGTAACCGTTTGAGCATCAACTAAAATATATTCTTTCCTAGTTTTATCTCTACCAGTTGAAGTTTGACCAGTTACAAATTCAACTCTACATTCAAAGTATTTTGTTTTTCCGTTTCCCATATTTTTTATTTATTTTTAATTTTTAATATTAACCAAAATCATTACTGATATTGTTATCTTTGTTATTTTTTCCTTTTAATTTGTCGTATTTATTTTTTAATTTTTTACGTTCTATTTGTTCTTGAGCATTTTCTATATCTTTATTATTAACTCTTTTATCAAATATATGAAATTTACCAGTCATAGTATCCATTTCACAATCAAATGTCATTCCATCAGGCCCAAATCTGTTTTTAATAATATGAGCCCTTGCTTTATCATTAATTTTATCAATATCTTTTCTAATCAAACTCATAATAAAATCAGCAGTCATTACTTTTTTATATGAATCTGCAATTGATTCCGCTCCAATAACTTCTTTTTCTAATCCACTTCTATTTGTTTGTGTTGCTGTCCATATTGGGATACCTAATTTTTTAGATATACCTCGTAATTCTTCATAAATCCCTCCCATATCAGAATAATCATCACCAGATGCATTAACACCTCTTCCCAACAAATCTGCATAATCTAAAAGTATTAAATCATAATGTTTTAATTGAATTGCTTTTTCAATAAAACCTTCCAACCCTTTTACAGTAATTCCTCTTGTAGGAAATTCTGAAACATCTACATTCCCACCACATTTTTTAATGTCCTTCAATCTTTTAATTAAAAAATCTGGTTTCTCTCTTAATTCTGTAAATGGTTCTCCTGTTAATATTGTATCATACCTACGTAATACATAATCTTTCGGAAGTTCCAATGTAATATGTAATACTGAACTTCCATTTATTGCTGCATTATGACCTAATTGACATAACACCCATGTTTTTCCAACACCCGATGGTGCTGCGACAACTCCAATCTCTCCTGGCCCTAATCCTCCATCTGTTATATTATCTATAGCATCCATATAAGTAGATGTAGGATTTCTCAAATTTTCCAATCTAAGATTTACATCATCAATCCAATTCTGTCCAATCTCATTTTTCATTCCTGCTTTTAATGCTTCATCAACTAAATGTTTTATTTTATCGTATTCACCTCTCTTTAATAATTCAGTTGAACGAATAATAGCATCTTTTAATTTCTGATTCTTACAAAATGTTTCAAACTGGTCTTTTACAAAATCTAAATCATTTAAATTTTTAGCTGTATATATTTTCTGTAACCTAGTTTTTACCGCATCTTTAAAAGTATCAGAACTAATACTTTTAACTCTTATCGCAAATACTTCCATTGTGATAGTAG